GATCCGCCACTTTATGTTGGTGGTGAGCCTCGTTTATTAAATCAACATGAAGTTTTTTATGGTATACCATATTTAAATGGGATTAATACAGCTACTAGTTGTGGGTGGCCACTTAGTGAAGTCGCTGAGAAACCCGGTAAGAAAGACTTTATTTCTGGTGTGTTAGAACCACCAGCACCCAAGGAACATATTTTGATGGCCAACGTCGAAGTTATGGAAAATAAAATAAAAGGTGGTTTAGTACCTTTCATTTTCTTTACTGCTGCTTTGAAGGGCGAAATATTACCCTTTTCAGCTTTCGCTCCTGAGAAACAAAAACAACGAATTTTTCAGATAGGCCCTTTAGAGTATACGTATCTTTTTAGGAAATACTTTGGAGCTTGGTGTGCTTTCAAAAACGAAAATAATATTCGTAATGGGTGTGCAAGTGGATCCACTAACTCCACGAACGATCTTTTAAGATTAAACAATTATTTGGACCGTTGGACTGAACCATTGTATGGTGATGGAGACTATTCTAAGTTTGAAGCTAGACATTGTACTAGTAATTCTCAACCTCAAGTGGATTTTGTGAATGCCTGGTACGGCCAATATGCTGTTAACAAAGAACATGATGAAATACGCAATATTTTGTGGGAAATGGGTAACCGTTTTAATGTTATGTTTCGAGGGAATTTGTATGGCGTTGCAGGTGGTACTGCTTCAGGTTTCCCAGGTACTGGTCCAAAAAATGATTTAGCAAACCATTGTAATTTTCGTTGGGTCTTTAAACAAATAGTACCAGACACGAACTTTGATGAGAATGTTAGTTTAATAACTGGTGGCGATGATCACATGTGGGCGAGCAACCCAGAATACCCAGAATTTAATGTGATGAATGTCGCCAAAACTATGGCTGAGTCTGGTATTTACTGGACCCCTGCTGATAAGGATTCCAAAGCCCAAAACTTGAAGAAAGAAGACTTGAGTTTTTTAGGGAGGAATATGAAAGGAGAATTACGCGAA